ATGGCTCTTCCAATTATTACTGCTGACCAAACTTTATTGGTTCAAGCAATTATTGTGTACCTATACGCTGATCCGGGTTTAGGTAAATCATCGATGGGTTTTACTGCGGAAAAAGCAATTTCTTTTGACTTTGACCGTGGTGCTCACCGTACTGGTGAATTACGTCGTGGTGCAGTTGTACAGGTTCATCAATGGAGTGATGTTGCAAACCTTACTCCGCAGGACTTAGCACCATATAAAACCGTAGTCATTGATACCGTGGGTGCAATGCTTGAATGCATTAAAACCCACCTGTTACTTACGGCAAATAACCGTCAAAAAGATGGTTCTTTAAAGTTAAAGGCTCAAGGTTTAGCGAACCAAACTTTTAAGCAATACATCAATACTTTGATCAGTTTAGGTAAAGATGTTGTTTTCATTGCACACGCATCAGAAGATCAAAACGGTGATCAAATTATTTACCGACCAGATCTAGGTGGTAAAAACCGTAACGAGCTTTACCGTATCGCAGATGTCATGGGTTATCTAACAACTGTTACTACTGGTGAAGGTAAAAATGCCCGCGTTATTAATTTCAAACCTTCGCCTACACATCATGCGAAAAACTCAGGTGCTTTAGGCGGTGAAACCGGTGAAGTATGGGTACCTGATCTTAAAGCACACCCTACTTTCTTGGCTGACCTGATTACTCAAGCTAAAGATCACATTAACACCTTAACGCCTGCACAACTTGCAGCAGCTAAAGCCCAAGAAGAGCTAGAAAACTGGAAACAAAGCTGTGAGGAAGCAGAGCATGCAGGTGACCTTAATCAATTAACTGAGTCGCTTGATAAAGAACATATGTATTACCAGAACATGCGCCAAGCAATGTTAATGAGGGCTAAAGCATTGAATTGCACGTTTGATAAGCAACGTGGCACTTGGATTAGTCCCCCTGAATTTAACGGCATCTCAGATCAACAAAGAGACGAACTTCAAAACTTTATTGCTGAACGTGGCCTAGACGTAAAAACAGTATGTGAGCACTTAGGTATCGATGCCCTTATTCAAATTGAAGCAGCAAAACTTAAGGCAGTTAAACAAGACATTGAAACATTAGCTAAAACGGGGATGACAGCATGAATAATCTAATCACTGCAGCTGAAGCATTTGCAGCTCTTCAAAAAGGTAAAACTGTACTTTGTCGTCCTATTGGAGACATGTTGGACTTTTCTGATTTAGATCAATTCCCCGCTTCTGTGTTTGGTAAACCGGGTTTTGAATTCTGCATCAAAATCGAAACTATTGAGCTGGCTGGCATTACATTCACAAAGCCATTAACTATTGATGAGTATGAAGAAGGTCAAAATGTTTTTGTAATCAACACATATTTACCTTCCATTTATAACGTTGGATTTAAAACTCCTGCACTCATTGAAGCAATTAATAGTGGTTTTGTTCAGCGTGATGCTGAAAATGCCAAGCTTCAATTAAAAGCTTTTTCAAAAGCACTCGGTATTGAAATCAACAATGATTTAAGTGTTATTCGTCTTGGTGAGGAACCTAAAAAACAGAGAGGCAAAAAATCAAAAGCTGAAAAGCCTAGTGAAGTTATTTCTGCAGAAACTCAACCAACAATTGTTATTACCGAACAAACAAATGTCACCACATCTGAAGATCTGTTAGTTCCAGAAACTAACGAGCCTAAAGTAGATCCTGAATATCAGAAGGCATTAGATGCTCTTCTTCAGCGTGTAAAAGAATCAAAAACACCAGCTGAGGTAAATGCTGTTTATCGATACACCCGTACATGGTCAGATAAACAAATGGAGCCTTTGCTCAAAGCTACTCACAAACGTTTGACTGAGCTTGCAGATGAAAAGCCTGTAGAGAGTGAACCACCTTCATTAATGGTCCAGATCCAAACTGCACCGGACCTTACTACGTTAGATGCTTTGGAAATAGATGTGGCTGCACGAGATCCACAGATTCAATCACGACTCATGGATTTTGTTAAGAAACGTCGCTTTGAGTTAGAAAATCCAGCAGTTTCTCAACCAGAAGCAGAGCCTGATTATCTATTAGTGGATGGCTTCTAATATGAAAGATCAGTACAAGAAAGTAAGCCAAAAACACATGCTTGGTTTTATGTACTACTTGCAATTGCTGGGCTATGTAATAGTCCGGCAAGGCATGGATCAAGCAATGTTTCTAACCAAACATTATGCGGTACCAGTCGCTTGGCGCCGCATAACGATCGACTATCACAACCGATTAAATAAACCCGCTCAACAACTTTATAAAGAGTTTGTTGAGTGGACCAAAGAAGAATATTTGAGGGCCTAATGATGTTTGATTTGAATAAGGAAAGAGAGCTTTGCAACCAATCTTTTGAAAAGTATTGGGATGATTTTTGCGAAGCTTATGGGAATGGTTTTGATAGATCCTTAGCAAAATTATTCTTTGCAAATGCTTGGGGTGAAGCCAAAGCTCAGGCGGTGCCAGAGGGTTACAAAATTGTACCAATTGAACTTAGTGAAGAAATAGCGGAAAGACTAGCGCTTGAGAGAGTTCAGAAACCAAGACCAGAGAACGACCCTGTTTGGGTTGAAATTGCGGAACGTGCTTATAAAAGCAATCTGTTAGCTAAGAAGTGGGAATTAGTTCGAGAATATAAAATTTTGACTGAAGCAAGCGAATCGGGAGCTGAGGGATGATTAATCAATTAAAACCAGTTGAAGTGGTGCGTAACCAGTATGGCGAATGGACACATCCGGAAGTAGACGCTTACTTGAAAAATATTCTTGGTGATGACGCTGAGTTTATGACTCAAGAGCAATGGGATGAGCTTAAGCGTCACTTCAATATTGTGACAGTTAAAACTTACTTAGAGTCAACTGTATCTCCTGATGAGTTTGATGAAATTATGGATGATGCAGATTTATCAAAATGGCAGCCATTGGCACCTCATGGATTCTTCTTAATGTCTATTTACTTCACGGAAGATGGTGCTGACGCAATTTGGGCTAAAGAAAAACAAGTAGAGGGAGCTGAGGGATGAGTTTAACACCTGATGAGTTCCGGCAGATTGTTAATCCATTGGAACGCCCCACAAGAACTTGGCACTGTAGTTTTTCTTATCTTGAAACATGGTTGCATTGTGAAAGTGAAGATATTCCGCATGGTGTAGAACTAGTACCTGATTTTCAACGTGGGCATGTATGGACTAAAAAACAGCAAACCAACTATATAGAAAATGTCTTGAGGTTAATTGTAGATGAAAGCGGATTAACAATTCGATTCAACTGCCCTTCTTGGAGAAAAGAGAGAGCAAAAGATTGTGATCTTCTTGATCAAATGGTGTGTATTGATGGTTTGCAAAGATTAACTGCCATCAGAAGGTTTATTGCAGGTGAATTAAAGGTCTTTGGTCTTAAGTTTGATCAACTACCTAAAAGGCAAATCTTTAGAGATTTACAGATTGTGGTGAAGATGTATGACTTTCAATACAAGGCAGATTTACTAAAGTTTTACTTAGATATTAATGGTGGCGGTATAGCTCACAGTAGATCTGAATTAAAGAGAGTTAAGGCAATGCTGGAAGAAGTTAAAGCGGAAAGTAAGGAGGGCTAATGTGGATAAATATCTGACATCTAACAATGTGTGTGAGATGTTTCATATTACTAAACGCACACTTAATCGGTGGGAAATTAACACTCCTTGGGGTATTCCATTCCCAGCCCCGGCATTAAGTTCTGAGGGCGGAACAATGAAAAGATACCTCGCTACTGATGTAATGAAGTGGGAGGAAGAATGCCAGCAAAAGAAGCAACTAAAAAAAGCTATATAA